ACTTGCAGGTGGTAATGTTCGTTTGCCCTCGCAAGTTATTTCCAGCATGATTCCTGGCCCCCGCGCCGAAACGCCAGTTGAGCGCGTAATTCAATCAAGTACTAGCGCGCTAGGTGGAACTGCAAGTTCTGTGGCCTCTGGCCGCGCGTTGGCCGCCGCGCCTAACGTCACCCAAGGGTTACAAGCTATAGGCCAAGAAGCTGCACGGTTGCCGGTAAGCCAAGTGGTTACCGCGCCGCTTGCTACGGCAGCAGGGCAGTCCGTAACTGAATTAACCGACAATCCGTTGGCTGGTTTAGCCGCAGGTGTGGCTACTGGCGCGGCGGCGGGTGTACGCCCAGTTAAGCGTGGGGCAGTGCCAACAGTAGAAGAATTGGCTGCCCAATCTAAAAAAAATTACGATATTTTAGATAAATCTAAATTTGAATTAGACGACGCACAGTTTAAAAAATCTTTAGGCAACATGGCTGATACGTTGCGCGCGTCGGCTGGGTATGATCCAAGAACAATGCCAAAAATTCAAGTTGCATTAGACAACTTAGCGTTAGACAAGCCAAAAACAGTTTCCGAATTAGATACTTTGCGAACTATTATTTCTAGCGCGGCTAAAAGTAGCGATCCATCTGAGCGTTTAGCTGGCGTTACGCTGTTAGACAAATTTGATGATTACGTGTTGAACGCGCCAGCAAGCGCGGCAGTGGTGGCCGATAAAAAAGCCATGCAAGCATGGAAAGACGCGCGCGCTGATTACTCAAAAATGAAAAAAAGTGAGATGATCACTGACATAATTGAGCGCGCGGATGTGTCACAAGGGTCTAAAGAATCAAACATTGCGTCGCAATTATCCGCGCTGGCAAAAAATGAAAAAAAAATGCGTTTCTTTACGCCGGACGAACAACAAGCAATTCGTGAAGCTGCTAAAGGTGGTTCGTTGCAAGTCATGCTTCGTACAGTCGGTAAATTTGCACCTATGACGCCTGCTGCGGCTATTTTTACTGCTGTAAATCCGTTTGGCGCGTATACCGCTGGCGCAGGTATGGCGGCTAAAGGATTGGCAGAATATCGTAGAACTCAAGAAGTTAACCGATTGGCTAATCGTATGCGTTTAGGCGAAACGCCACAAGTTCTTGAAGGCGCAGGCGCAAATGTGCCGGTCTTTTATACCCGTGGAATGCAAAATATGCTTGGCCCTGTTCAACAAAACCAAAACGCTTTAGCAAAATAATGGATACCCAACAAATCATCAACGTTGCTCTTGGTCTAATTGCTTTTCTTGGGGGCTGGGTGCTGAACAACATTACTAAAGCCATTGAGCGCCTTGACACGGACGTTAGAGCCATGCCCAGTATCTACGTATCCAAAGACGATTACCGCCGAGATATTGACGAAATTAAAGACATGCTTGGCAAGATCTTTGATAAGCTGGACATGAAACAAGACAAATGATTTATCTTGCTTTACGTCACACATCGCCAGCAGGCTTTTTTAAAGGTTTGTTTGCTAGTTTTACCAAAGCCAGATTGGTAACTAGGTATCCGCATTCCGGTATTGTGGTTGAAAACATGCTATACCATGCAACTTTTGCTGACGGCGTACATTGTTCGCCGTTTGATACCTTTGGTTGGGATCTATTTAAAATAGATATTTCGCAAGAACTGATATTAAAACGGTTTGAATCTGTTAAAGGTGCTAAATATGATTGGTTTAGTTTGTTAGCTTTTGTTTTGCCTTTTAAGTTTTCTGTGGGAAAATGGTTCTATTGTTATGAGTTGGCTTATCTGATGATGACCGGCAACATACCAATCCAACGCGTAACCCCCGAAGATTTATTAAGGATTGCATATGCCACCCACGAAAGCACCTGAAATGGGACCTTGGACTTGGTTTACCGAAAAAGTTTTGCCGGGCTTATTTTTAGCCGTTACTATTTCGTTTGTAACGGCGTCTTTTGCAATCTATCAAAGTGTTTCTGAGTTGACTAACTCGGTAAAATTACATGACCAACGGTTAAACAAACTGGAAGCAAAAATAGAAAACAGCGTTACTCGCTCGGATCTGTTAGAAACATTAAAGCGCGTTGAGCAACAGTTGCAAATTGTGTTGTTGCAATCAGGTATCAAAACCAAGGTAGAAATAAAATGAGCCTTGATCCTGTATCCGCATTGCTAGACATCGGCGGCAAAGTCATTGATCGAGTGTGGCCCGACCCTGTTCAAGCCGCCACTGCAAAGTTGGAACTAATCAAACTTCAACAGTCGGGTGAACTGGCTGCGATGGCTGGGCAGCTTGAGATTAACAAAGTTGAAGCTGGTAGCGCAAGCGTGTTTGTCAGTGGCTGGAGGCCGTTTATTGGCTGGGTGTGTGGTGCAGCCTGTGCTTGGAATTGGATTGGTTTGAAGATTGCGTTGTTTGCGGCTGCGTATTTTGGCCATTCGTTAACGTTACAACCTGCGGACTTGTCTGAAATGACGCCCGTGCTAATGGGTATGCTTGGCATCGGTGGTTTGCGAACCATTGAAAAACTTAACGGTGTTGCAAAATGACACCTAACTTTCCCAAAGCCCTTGCCGCTGTCCTCGTCCATGAAGGCGGCTTTGTCAACAACCCCAAAGACCCTGGCGGCATGACTAACCTTGGCTGCACCAAAGCAGTCTGGGAAGAACACTGCGGTCATCCAGTCGATGAGAAAGCCATGCGCGCGTTGACGCCCAACGATGTCGGACCGCTGTACAAGCGCAAATATTGGGACAAAGTGTTTGGTGATGACTTGCCTGCTGGCGTGGATTATGTTGTGTTTGACGCCGCGATCAACAGTGGTCCAGGCCGCGCCGCCAAATGGCTTCAAGCCTGCGTAGGCGTAGAGGTGGACGGCGGCATCGGCCCCAAGACGCTTGCAGCAGTCAAAGCGTTCGATTCCAAAACGCTGATCAAAGACTACTGCAAGCGCCGCCTGTCTTACATGATGGACTTGCCCACTTGGGACACGTTTGGCAAAGGCTGGTCTAGGCGCGTCAACGAGGTCGAAACATCGGCCTTGACCCAAATAGTCTGAGGCATGTAACGCTCCGTGGGATGCGGCGCATTTTCCGGCGTTTCTACACACATATACACGGCTGTGTACTGGCCTCTGTTTGGCCCCATCCATCGGTCAATGTACACGCCACACACTGCTGGCATCGTGTTATACAGCGTGTTGGGGTCGCAAGCAAAATGCTCGGCAATCTGATTGACTGTCAGACCGTCTTCAGACGCCAGCAACAATTCACGGATTGCGGGGTGTCTGGACTTCATCGTCATCTTTTAAAAGTTGTTCTAATTCTTCTTGCGTAATGAATGGGATGCCAAATTGTTTATTACGAATGCGTTGTTCCATCTCAATACGTTCAAACTCGTCGTCTTCATAGTCGTTCATGTGCTCACCTCCTTTAAGTCCAGCGTCATGTGCCCTTCGTGCCAGTGATAACCAAAAACTTCCCACTCTTTGCCAGCGCTGTAAATCCTGATCGGTTTGTGCATGGCTTCTGCCACTTGGTACACGGGCAAGTTCGGCGTACTATCGCCATCAAAAATTACAAATTCAATTGGTGTCAAAATTTTTCTCCTTGAGTTTGGCTTCAATGGCTCGGGCAAAGCCGTTAAGCGTTGCAGGTGAATGCGTCCATTTACTTTGAGGGATTGCTTCAATTTCCTCATCCTTCAGACCTACCCATGCGCGCTGTGGTGGGGTGGTTTCCAAAACTTCGTGCCTACGCACTCTGAATTGCGTTTGCAAGTCCGGGTCGCTTGACACAACAAAATCTTCCGACGGTCTAAGTGCATACTTTGCTACACGGGTTTGCATCTCATGCACTAATCCACAATCACAGCATTTCATCAAGTAACTGTCGGGCTTTGGGCATACCCAGTTAGTCCACCCACCTTCGTTTTCCTCGTCATGCAAGTGAAAATCCTGCTCTTCCAAAGCCGCTTTCACATCACGAAGCAACTCGTGAAAATGATCGCCATCGTGATGTATTTCTAATTCATTAACTGACTTAAGAACATCAAGCAATTCACGATGAACGCGGTCAAGTAATTCTTGTGTCAAAATTCTTCTCCTTTAATTTAGCTTCAACATTCTTGCTATGAGTGACTGGATTCGGGCTAAAGCAATCAAGCGCTTCTTGCTCCGTCAGCCCTACCCATGTGCGCTGTTGTGTGTCAAACCATTCACGAAATTGACGTAAAGACCAGTGACCTGTTTTTACCCATTCGTATGCTTGCGCTGTTGATGTCATGTGTTCTCCTTTATGCCGTGGGCGGCTAATGCGTCATGCAAATACGCTAATGCGTGCAGTCGAACCCGCACCATGCGCCCGTTTTCAAGCCGATCGGGTATTGGTGGTCGATGCGCTATTTCAGTCCATTCAAGCACTCCTTGCGCCGCCTTAATTACATCCGTCAGCGGCTGGCGCTGTGGTGGCTGTGCTAATGCTTTTTCAAGCACGGCATATGTTTCCTTGTGAAGCACTTCGCCTGTTAATTCGTAGTGCTTCATAATCAAAACTTCCAGAGCTTCTAGCACTCGCTCCAACTTTTCTCTTTCAATTGTGATGTGTGTCATGTGTTCTTATCCTTGAGTTTGACTTTCGCAGCCTTCAGCACACACGCAACCGTAGTGCAATAGTTTTTAATTTCTTGCTCATCTTCTTTTGACAGCCAAATTAATTGGCGTACGGGCTGCGCTGCGAATGCCGCATCAACTTCTGACGCTAAGTAATACTCTTTGCCATGCTCTGTGTCATCTCGCGTAAATCTTTTCATTTCGTTGTCTCCTTAATGCCGTGGGCGGCTTCGGTGGCTCGGACAACTGTGTAGAAACACACTAACTCTGAGACTGTTACGCCCTCGACGTTTTGAACCACAATCTGCCTGATTCTTTCCCTCGTTAGCGGCTTGCGCTGTGCTGCGGGTGGGGTTGTGTAAAGCAAAGTTCCCGGCGAAAGCAACAGACCTGTTTCAACAATAAACCCTTCATCATTCACCCTTGCCGCAGGTTGGTTTGGTTCTCCCCACATTTCTCTCATCAAAGCCAAATTTGATGCGGCATTTTGCATTTCTTGCGCTGTTGGCTTCACAGACTCCTGCACAGACGCCTGCTCTGGCTGTGCCAAGGCTGCTTTGATCGCGGTGATGGCAGGCGCACATTTTTTATATGCATTGCTTTCTGTGTCATACACATTAGCAATTTGATTTTCCAACGCATTAAGCGCCACCAGCATTGCTTCTTGTGTCATTTTCCGCAACTCCTACATTTTGTGAGTATTGTGTAAACGGGTCGCTTGCAGTACACGCAATAGCTTGTCATGCTTGCTCCCAATTTTGTCTAATGCTGCACCAGTAAACATTTCGCATCTCAGTGATAACGTGGCCCCGCACAATGTCATCAATTTGTCCGCCAAGGCGGTAATATCCGCGTTCTTTGACGCACAACAAGTGTTCATTGTCGGCAAGTTCAACTGTGACCCTGCGTCCGCGCTTGAGCGTTGCTATCTCGTCTTTGATAATTTTCATCATGCTTGTCCCCTTGCTCTAATGTTTTCCGCTGCCGATTCAAGGGCAGCGGCCCTTATGTCTTTACAGCGTGATGCCATGTGGTCACAAACCTTTGCACACGCCTCACGTTCTTTGGCGGCTACCGGTTTGGCAAAGGCTTCAAGAGCAACAAATTGCTGATACCAATGACCGTCTCCTTCTGTGTGAACGGCAATAATTCCAGCTTGTTTAGCCATCTCCATGATTTCATCTTGTGTCATGCTTGTCCCCTCGTAGTTCAGCCCCAGTCCACGCGCATTCTCGGCTTTGATGTCCAAAGCAATCTGACGCTTGCGCCAGCCTGAGTCTTTGTGGTCGTCGCTCATGTTGCGTCCTTCCATCCCCAGCCCAACAACTGTTCGGTGTTTTTAATCTGCTCATCAGTGGGCTTGTGATACATGCCAAACTGCGTATTTAAAGTGCCTTGCGGGTACAGCACCCAGAAGCCTACTACCTTGGGTAAAGGCGCAACAATATTGGTAAATGCGTATTTGTTATGGTCGGTGTTCATTTGCATTTCTCCTTTTTGTCTTCGCACTTAGCTGTAATGCGCGGTGGTGGCACATAGGGTGCAGGGGTTGGCCTTACAAAAGCGGGGCTTGCCGGGGCGGGTGTTACTCGCGCAGGTGGTGGTGAAAAGTGCGGTGCGCTAAAGTTCGGTGCGCTAAAATGCGGTGCAACGGCAATTGCAGAAAATATCAATGTGTTAATCATTTTTCCTCCCTTGCACGAAGCATTGCGTCTGCCATCGCATAAGAAACCGCTGCCCAATCGTCAAAAGTAAAACTGTCGCGGTCATTGCTTCTTAAATAAGACTGCATAGCCTTTGCTGCAAAGTAGTCGCGCGGGGTCATGCCGGGGTTCGTTTGTTGTTCGCACGGAAAAGCTGGCCCACCTGTATCAGTCATACAAGCCCCCTTGGCGTAGCCAACAGCCATTTTTTTCCGAGAAATCGGATGCTACGCGCCCATTGGCGCTGGTACCCGCGTTGGCCTGGGAACAGGTTACGGGCTTGAGTTAATTGAGTTATGTTCATTTGGTTGCTTCCTTAAGTAGTTCTACGCGCTCACGGGCGACGCGCAAAGTGTTATAGCGCTGGTGCAAACGCTCCAGCACGGTGATGCGCTTACCCGTAGCGCGTTCTTTGTTTAACAGTGACAAGACTTGTTCTTCAGTCTTTAAACTCAAGTCACTGTTTAATTTTCGCCATGTAATCATTAATCTTCTCCTGTAGTTGTTTTATCTGATCTTCGGTCTGTTTGTAGCTGCGTACCGCCGCGTTCATCTGCCGTTCTTTGTGTTTGGTTTCCGACCTTGCGGCCTTCAGTTTGGCTTTCCATTGCTCTATCCGTTTCATTTGGTTCCTTAAAGTATACACGTAAAAAAGTTTTGCACAACATTTATTTTAACGCTTCTAACGCAATTTCCGATATAGCTTGCTTGGTGTGCAAAGCAACCCAAATTTTTTCATCTATGGTTTTCTCAGTCATCAGTACATAGACCCACACGTCATGCCGCTGGCCGCTACGGTGCAGCCTTCCCACGGTTTGCTCGAACAACTCAAGACTCCACGGCAAGGACAGAAATACCATGTGTTGCCCGCCGTGTTGTAAGTTAAGCCCGTGACCTGCGGATTTAGGGTGCACGGCAAGGATTCGTACCTGACCCGCATTCCATCGAGTGATTGCGTCAGCATCATCAAGCGTTGTGATGGTGAATCGTCGTTGGAGTTCGGCAAGTTCTTCTTTGTACGTGTAAACAATGATGGTGTTTGCATGCTGGTTTTCCTCTAAAAGTTCTTCTAGTTGATCAAATTTGTGGGGGCTATACCACACTGGAGTTTGTGTTATCGTGAACTTACCAGGCACGTCGGAGGCTTCGCTGTTGGTGTCGTAGACAAACCCCGACGCCAGTTGCTGCAACTTGCCCGTCACCACACCGGCGTTAACCGCCGTGATTGTGTCCAGCACAAACTCTTTCTTCAGCTTGTTGTACGGTGTCAAGTCCATTTTGCACATCACCTCAACGTGATGGCAGGGCGGCAGTTTGTCTTTGTACTCACCAGGCTCCAGCACATACGTCGCCGGTTTGATTTTGGCCATAACTTTATCAAGCGCGCCTACGCGCGGTGCCCACTCGCCAAACTCGGGGTTGAGCAACACAAAGTACTGTTGCATGAACGCGCCCTTGGACCGGCCCAGCAGGTCTTGGTTGACGATCTTGCACTGACCGAACACATCTTCCAACCCGTTGCTGGTAAACGATCCGGTCAAACCCCACCGCACACGCATGGGTTCCATAACCTTCAAAAGCGCTTTAAAACGCGTGCCTGACGGGTTCTTTAATCGCGTCAGTTCGTCAAACACAATGCCGTCAAAATTCAGCTTCTGCATGGCCAACCATTGAATGTTGTCGTAATTGGTCACTACCACTTGCGCGTTTGATCTGAGCGCCACCAATCGCTGTTTAGGCGTGCCCACGGCCACGGCCAACGACAAGAACGGTGCCCACTTGGGCTGCTCAACTGGCCATACGTCGGTGCACACCCGCTTGGGTGCCAAAACAAGAAAGCGCTTAACGTGTTGATCGCGCAACATCTCCCACATGCCGGTCAGCGTGATGGCGGTCTTGCCTGCGCCCACTGGCGCAAGGACCATCGCACGGTCATGCTCGTAGATGAAGTCGGCGGCCAACTCCTGATAGGGTCTTAGCTGCATTTGTTCCATTCATCCGCAATTTGTTTTGCGCGATCTTCAGTTGTCACGACAGCGCCTGGCTTGTCAGGAAACGTCAGGCAGTTAAAGCCGTTTTTGTTCATCACGCCCCACCATCCGTTTGGGCCACCAAGGGCTTCGGCGCGGTACGGGGGAATTGCAAAGTATTTAGCGGGTAATCCATTCATCAATCTGCTCCTTAGTCCATAAACATGCGTAGTTTTGACGCAACAATGCCATATCACTGGCAAACAACTTCTGCAAGGGCGACAGCCTGCCGCCCTTGGTCTTGAGTTCCACAAACCATGTCTGCCCATTGGGCAAACAAGCGATCCGGTCGGCCACACCTTTGCGCCCTGGTGACGTAAACTTCCACGTCTTACCACCCGCACGCTCGACAGCCCAAACAAAGTGACGTTCGACTTCACTCTCGCGCATTAAACGCCTCAATAAAAATGTGCAAACCTAAATCGGCATCCACGCAGTTTCGCAGGGCTT